GCCTCTAGTTCTTCTAACGACATATCATCTAGCTTGCCGGTTTTAATAATCTTTCTATCTATGTATAAGCCTGCGGCTTTACCCCTATTTGTTTCTGCATTTACGGCTGATGAGAAACTACCTTTTTTTAACGCCTGTTCTTTTATCCTAGCCAACTCTGCAACATGATTTTCATAATTAACTTCAAACTTTTTTAATCTTTCTTGTTTTAATTTATCTACATATTGCACTACAAGTGGTGATAGTCTTGGGTTCAATAACTCCGATCCCTCAGACCTCGCTCTCTTTTCGCTATAACCTGCAAGTTTAGCTGCTTCTGTTTGTGATACAGGCCCATTTGGCCCACCAAATACTATGTATTCTGCGAACCTCTTTTGCATTTCTGTTAATCTTTTTGGTACTCCCATATTGACTTTTTAAGGGAACATTCCTATAATGTCAAGCATGGTTATGACAAATAAAGATATAGAAGAATTTAATAAACAGCTTGAAGAGATAAACAAAGACCCAAACTATAATAATTATCCCGAAAGAGGCCCCGCAGATTTAGAACAGAGAATAGAAGACTTGTTAAGAATTAATGTGGAACACCATAATCTTAATGCAGAGTTAAGAAAAGAAATAAAATATTTGAAAGAGAGAGCAGAGTATTATCAAGACATGTGCGATCAATTAAGAAAAGAAAATAATGAGCTCAGAAATATGGGTAAAAACTTTCTTGATGAACATAGAAACAAAGGTGATATGTAGTGTACGTCAAACACTTACAAGAATATTTGGATAAGTTTACAGAGGGCAGAAACGGCATGCGTGGTAATGCTGTGAGTGATGCTAAAATTTATATCATGACAAGAAAAGGATACCTTGAAGAGATAAAACGTATTGAAGTGCATGAAAGTAATAATCCGCTTGATAGTTCTATTCGTGTTGTTTTGAAACCAAACCGAGAAGAGAAACTAATACTCCCACCCGGATATATCAAAGATTATTAATTAGATTCCTCTTGAGCTTGTTTAATTCTATCCTTGCTTATATCAACCTTACTGTATATTTCGTTAAACCCTGTTTTAATTATTCCATCAGACCTTGAAGGGTGTTTTAATTTTTTCTCTGCTTGTTGAATCATTTGTCCTATTCTTGATCTGCTTACTCCATAGATTTTTGAAATTTCTTCTATTGAGTGTTCTTTGCCGTTATCTAGCCCATACCTTAATTTTATAACTCTTTCATATCTTGGTGCTAAAGTGCTTAACGCAGAGTTTATACTTTTTTTAACATCTCTCTCTATAAGTTTTTGCTCTTGATTTCTAACGGGGTCTATTAAGTTTTTTACCTGTTTTTCTGTCATTTTAGTTTGCATGGTAGTTTTACTAAATCCTTGTAATTGTCTACTTGTAAAAGCCTCCTCCAAAGACATGTCTAATATATCTAACATGTCTTCAACTAATTTTATTGGTGTACCTTTTTGGTTTAGTGGTTTAATCTTTCCTCTGATAACCTCTGCTACTCGCACATAATCTAAATTGTAGGCTTTACAAAACTTTGCAACGCTTTCGAAACCTTTTTCCTCCATAACACTTAATATTCTTTCATTTCTAATTGTTATTTTTATACGATAGTCCGTCATTTTTTCTTTCTTCGCCTGATGGGTAAGTCAAAGTGCATGACAACTTCGTTGCCTCGCTTGTTTGTCCACTCGCCTGTGATTCGCTTGTCGCCTGTCGCTTGTGTTTCGGCAGAACGGAGAGCTTTCTTCAAACTTCTCGCCTGTACTTCAAACTCTTTACTGCCTGTGAATTTATATGTTCTCATTATTCAGCTTCATAGTTCCAATCATCAATATAATCAGTATCTTCCCACACATAGTCTTCGTGATTATCTTTAGCTAATTTAATTGCTTCATCCTCAGAATTAGCTTTTATTTCTGCTTTATAATGATGACTTTGTATTCCATATATTGTATATGTTTTTAGGTTTTTATCTTTCATATTACACCTTTTGTTTGTTCGCTTGCCATTTTATTTCATAACTAAAATTATCGGGCAAGAATGAACATGTAAAACTATCTATATATTCTACAAGTTCATAAAAATGATAGAATGTATGTTTTTTGCCTTTATCATCTGTTATAATTATATATTGTTTCATATTACACCTTTTGTTTGTTCGCTTGTTCTTCTTCGTGTATCTCTTTTTGATATCTTACTATAAGTTCTGCAACTTTGTGCATAGCTTTAATAGCACTTTGCCCCTCATACTCATCATTTTCAGATTGCACAGATTTATTTACAATCGCTTGTAAGTCTCTTACGACTTCTTTCATAGCGAATAATCTGCCAGAGCTTGAAGATGACATATATAAGTCGCTTATTATAGCCATTTGTTTTTGTAGATCACTACTCATTTGTCCTCTTTTCTATATTATTTGCTCTTTTCCGTCTTCACATTCGTGTTGACATACCCAATAATCAATTTTGACATCACTTGGAATTTTATCCCTAATGACATCAACAATTTCTCTTGGGCAACCCCACGCAGTACGAAAGTTATAAAAAACTGACTCTCCATCTTCAGTTCTTTCTGCGTCAACTGAGTTCCATTTAGTTCCCCAATTTTCGCAACTCCAATCGTACCAATTAGTATGACCGTATCTTATCTTCAAAGCCATTGCTTTTTTCTTGTCTTCCTTTGTCTCCATCGGAGTTGGGGAAGTTGTCTCAATCAAAGCTTTTGGCATTGGTATAAGTTTATTGAAGTCAAAAACATTCTTAACAGTTGTCCACTTACCGCTTGGGAGTTCTCTTAACCTCTCTTTTCCCTCCAACTTTTTCTTTAGTTTAGTAAGTGAAGACTTATTTTTTGAAATAAATCTGACTTCGTTCTCTGTCCAATTTGGCATTTTTACTCCTCTTTATTTTTTGCAACATATCAACTTCTACTCCGTCTGCGATATATTCTAGTGGCTTAA